GTCGCCCTGTACCAGTCATTGCACCTCCAGATGCTGTCTTCGGGGAGTTGGCTTCTCGCCGTTACGGTGAGTCGTTCATCCTCCTTGACAGACGCTGGGGATGTGATGAAGCACTGGGAAGTCAAATCTTCGCAGTTGCATTGCTTAAAACACAAGAGTGGGGGGCTCTAGATCAGGAATTCAATCCTATCTACGATTACCCGCCCATTCCATCGAGGGTTTCGATTGTCTCCGAGGCGGGCCTAAAGGCCCGCACGGTCACGATTACTAAATGGTGGGTGATCATTTTACAACAACCACTCGGCCATTTTCTTCGTGAATCTTTGACGGCTCATCCTTTTGCGAGGGATGGCCTGAGAAATGACAATCAAGCTAGAAGATATGTCGAAAGATTAACATCTTTAAACATATTGGACGAATATGAAGATTTCAAGTTGTTGTCTTCAGATTTATCTGAAGCAACTGATGCCATCCCCCACCAAGTGGCGGTGACATTAGTTGGCCATATACTTGAAAAGGCTAGTCTTATCGGAGGTCAATCCGTAGATCTTGCCACCGGAATCACCGGTCCCTCATTATTTGATAATGGTTATGTGCGTTTAGCTTTGATCCTAGGTGCTTCGCCTAGGAGGTTCACTTATAAAAACCACACCTGGGTCTCCAGGAGAGGTATAATGATGGGTGAACCGTTGGCTAAAGGCGTATTAACCTTACTTAATCTTGCTGCCGAAGAATTAGCATTCTTCGATCATTGTGTAGAGACTGGTGTTAAACCAATCTTTGGACTTGGCATGATTAAGAAGGACAAAGAATTATTTCCTGTTTATTCTGAACCTTGGCGTTGCGTTACGGTTGTCGGAGACGACCATGCCGCCTATGGGCCGGAGAGTTATCTCTGGCGCATAACCGAGAATCATAATAAATGGGGAAGTATTCTATCAACTGATAAGCATGGCTCTGGCGATATCGTCAGGGTATGCGAAGAGGTGATCATTAAACCTTTCAAAGGAATGTGGTTAACCGCATATCCTACTGAATATGTTTATGAAAAATCTCTTATCATTGATAGTATCAAGCTACGTCTTGTAACGAGGGCTTGTAGGCCCCGCGACTATAATCAGGACACAAATCCTGCTATAGGTAAAGGCATAGCTATATCTGAGAAATTATCTCAGATGGTATCATCTAGACGAGACCGATCATGGAAAAAGATGGTTGTCCAGGCCTTTGCTCATTCCTATTCAAGGAATTTGCCACAAGGCAAGGATCTTCATCACATGTGGCTACCAAAAGCTTTTGGTGGTCTAGGTCTCGCTATTGATGACGAGGATCTTGCTGAGCATATTAAACTATCTGGTAATTTCACCAGAATAGTTATGGGCGCAGCAAGTAATTGTTTCGAAGATTTTGATCTAGGAAAGCTGAGGAGAATGCGACGTCAACTGTCTGCATTAAACTCAATGAAAAACCATTCGCACGGTTTTTCCTTTCCATCAATTCTTCAGAACAGTATTGACGACTATGGTTGGGAGCTCGCGTGTGAAGCGATGAGCTGCAATCCGCCGATAACTCGGCAGATTTGCGACTATCCTAAATACCGTA